TATGGAGAAGCTAGGGGAGCTTATTCAGAAAGGTGACTATAGAGCTATAGAGATGTTTATGAAGTACGTACACGGTACTCCTAAGCAGACTATGGATGTGTCAATGGATGCCAAGCAGGATATTAACTTCACATTAAGCAACCTAATCAACTTCAAGGATAAGGAATGAGATACATAACCCTCTTAGCTTTATTTATACTAACCTCCTGTGATAGAGAGGTAGTGCCTACATTCAATTCAGTACATCCATATTTAAAGGAGTACTATTCGGAGTTTGTAGGGCTAACGGGACACGTTAACAAGTCTGAGGTTATAATGGTTGAGTTCAGTAAGTTAATGCCTAAGGGGGTGCTAGGAATAGCTATAGGTATGGATGCAGATTCCACAGTATTGGTTAAGATAAACACAATGCATTGGAATGAGCTGTCTGAAAACCAAAAGTGGTGGCTTGTGATGCACGAACTATCTCACGATATATTAAACTGGGAGCACGGTCGTAATATACTTATGGATACACCTATGCCTATGCACGTAAGTGACTTAATGATTGCAATAGCTAGACAGAAACTAAGCGAATGATAACCCTCAACGATAAATATAAACCTCTTATTCAAGACCCTAGTAGATACTTCGTGCTGACTGGAGGTCGTGGTTCTGGTAAGTCTTACAGTGTTAACCTAATGGCCTTATTCCTTACATTCGAGAAAGACCAAAACATTCTATTCACACGTTACACAATGACCTCAGCATATACGTCTATCATTCCTGAGTTCACTGATAAGATAGAGGAGCTAGGGCTAGAGGAGTACTTCGATGTCAATAGGACTGAGATAACCAATAGGGTCACAGGCAATAGGATATACTTCAAGGGTCTTAAGACAGGCTCAGGTAATCAGACGGCAGCACTTAAGTCGTTAGCCAATATCACCACTTGGATATGTGATGAAGCAGAGGAGATACCCGATAACAACCTATTCACTAAGATAGACTACTCCATCAGGGCTAAGGATATACAGAATAGGGTTATATTAGTATTGAACCCAGCTACTAAGGAGCATTGGATATACAAGAGGTTCTTTCAGGAGGCTGGAGTAAATGCATCTACTAACGCTACTGTAGCAGATACTACCTACATACATACCACATACTTAGACAATATAGATAACCTAGGAGAGAGCTTCTTACAGTCAATGGAGGTAATGAAAGAACGTAGACCTAGTGAGTACAATCACACTATATTAGGTGGATGGAGAGAGAAAGCTGAGGGAGTTATCTTTACTAACTGGAGTATAGGAGACTATAAGAGCCAAGGAATAGATGTGCTAGGGGCTGACTTCGGCTATTCCACAGACCCCTCAACGTTGTTATCTACGAGCATAGATAAGGCCAATAAGCGTATATACATTAAGGAGCACCTCAACAAGCCTAATATGAATACCTCACAGCTAGGAGCTATATTCAGCCAAGTAGCAGGACGTAATGTGATAGTAGGAGACTCAGCAGAGCCTAGGCTTATTAGTGAGCTTAAACGCTATTGTAATATCGTTCCAACTATTAAAGGTCAAGGTAGTGTCAACTATGGTATAGCACTATTGCAAGACTATGAGCTTATAGTAACCCCTGAGAGTACTAATATCATTAAGGAGCTTAACAACTACCAATGGTCTGACACAAAGGCTGAAGCACCACTACAGAATGGCTTTGACCACCAACTCGACGCGCTTAGATACGCCGTCTCTTATCAGTTAGCTAACCCAAACAAAGGCAAGTACTTCATAGGGTAGTTATTTAGAATCAATATAAATAACAAAAAAGCTGTAAAATAGTTTGGTAGTATGTAATTATGTACTATATTTGTACCAACAAAAACAAACAATTATGTACTTTACTATCGAAAACCAACTAGAAAACAACATCTCAAGAACTACATCTCAAACTGTTAAACACAACCTATACGGTAACAACGAGGTTTCAATCTCAGGACTAGACGGAAGTCACCACGTTTGGCACAAGTTCGGCCACAGGATGCAGGTGGTTGCTGAGGGGTTGAGTCTGGTTGAGGCGGTTGAGTTCTCTAACAAGTTTATAATGTCAATCTAATGAAAACAATCAAAAACATATTATTAGCACTACTAGGAGGTTTAATCTTCCTAGGTGCTATGTTAGTAGGAACGCAAGCCAACGCACAGTCTTGGGATGGTACTCACATATACGCTCCACAGTACACTAAACACTACAAGGGTAGTCGTATGTACTCAGTAAAGGCTAACGGCTCTGAGGGAGGCTCTGAGGGCTTTCTATTGACACGTAGCTCTAAGGGGTTACACTTTACCCTAGGTATTATGGAAAACAGCTATGGTGACTTCTCTAGATACGGAATGTTTGGAGTAAGCCTAAAAGAAACTAAGAACTTTCAAGTGTCTGCTCACATTGGCTATGCCAATAACTACAATAAGGCTTATTACATTGAAAAGAACTCGGATAGGCTATACAAGTATCTACCTGAGTCAATGGCTAGAGAGTCTTATATGCCTCTATTCACTATGACATACAAGCACAGGATAACAAAGAATGTAGGTGTTCAGGTCAATATATCTCCATCATTCGTAAACACAGGGCTATATGTTCAGCTATAGGACTACACACCACTTAGAAGTTATGGTATTACAGAACTCACAGATGTACCCACGTGAGCTTATACTACCAGCTAAGCGTGAACTTGAGCGTCGCTACAGGTTAAGGAGAATAAATTTCAATAAAAAGTAAAAAAAGTTTCTAAAAAGTTTGGTAGTTGTAAAATAAGCTGTATATTTGTACCAACAAAAACAAAGAAATAATGAAAGTTACAAAATTAGGAATCGGAACATACAAAGTAGTAGACGCTCAGGGAACTTGGATTGCTAGAGGAGGTCAGGCTACAGTAAATGGAATGTGGACAGCTAATGACTGTGACAATGTAAATGACTTGAGTAGTGAGAATAATTGGGCGGTAGAGTTTAAGACATTTGCTCAGCTAAAAAAATACTCACAATCATTCTAAAAAAAAGTAAAAAAAGATTTGGCGGATAGAAATATTCGCCTTATCTTTGTACCAACAAAAACAAACAGTTATGCAAACTAAAAGACACATATTCGAAATCAAGCAAGAGATGAACGCTACAGGCTGGTCTTGTATCACTCCAGATAAGTTCGATGAGCTAGACTTCTTTACTCAGCAGTTCATAATGGACTCTATAGACGACTCAGACAACTTCGACCCTATCAATCACGACATAGTACTGGGTAGCGGCCATATGTTTTGGATTAACGAAGATAGAGAATTTTAATGAGAGCTATACTAAAATTGCTAGGGGTTACGTACTTTGTATCTCCTAGTCAACTCTTAGTGATTCACGTTCACCAAGAGATAGGCACAAAAGTTTACAGCAAAAAGTTGTACACGTCAAAAATAGGTCGTATATTAGCGGAAATATTAACGTAATGAATATTATAGAAGGATTATCAGTAATGATTGTGAATGGAGATAGATACCTCCTCAATTTAGACTCACCCTTTGCAGCTCAAGAGACTGCAGACAGGATACTCAAGCAATACCCACAGGATGCGTGCGTGGACTTCGCACACGCTGAATACTCAGACTTCAACAATGACTATACAGGATAAGGCCAAGAGCTGGGCTATAAGCACAGGAGCCCTCAGGGTGTACCCTCAGACAGTTCTCCAGACATACGGATGCTCAATCAGAGGTAATGACGGAAAGTACCGCAAGGGCAGTAAGCACTATGTTGAGCTAGTTATTGAGACAGGTAACTCTAGACACGTTGGTAAACACCACTATGAGCAAGGTCAGCAGATGACCGATAAGATTAACGAGATTTACGTTCACTACTACACACAAGCACACCCTTATGAAGATAATTAAGCAGAAGATACAATTCACCGATAAACTGGCCTATATGGGCACAGGAATACTCCTAGTGGCTCCTTACCTAGTAAGCTATCAAATAGGCTTTATTCTATTGGTTATAGGTATATCTCTATTGACTCCACAGGTATACAAGGCTAAGCAATATAAT